AAGAGCGTAAGCTGAAAATCAGACTGGAGGGACAGGATCCCCGCTTAAGGAGAAGAGATGGCAGTTGGTCGTATATCTGGTCCGCTCTTAAAATCTAATTTAATCCGTAATGGGGTTGATTTAGCTTTTGATACGGACTTACTTTACTTGGACGTCAATAACAAACGTATTGGCATCAACACCTCAAATCCACAATTTGATCTAGATGTAAGCGGGACCACAAGGACAACAAATTTAGTAGTTACAAGCGGAGTTGATATAGCAGATATCAACATAAACGGTAACACAATTCAAACCTCACTATCAGAATTAAATTTAGGTACAGCAGATAATGTTGTATATCAAAAAAAAGCTATTATTGATTCTCTTAAGTTTGACGGAAATATAATAAGCACAGTAGATAGTAATGCAAACTTAGAATTCAGACCTAACGGCGTTGGAGAAATCAATGTAAATTCCAACCTAAATGTAACAGGAAATATCCATGCTACAGGAAATATATCAGCAGATGGCGACATTGTATTAGGAGACGCCGATACAGACACTATTACTTTCAATGCAGATATTGCTAGTAACCTTACACCAAACACAACTACATCTTTTGACATAGGTTCATCATCAAAAAGATGGAGAAATGCATATGTAAAAAACTTTAATGCTGATAGCGTAACTACCAGTTCGTTAGCATTATCAGGTATACCTGATATTACACAAGCACCAGGAAATACAATTTACGTAGCTGAAAATGGTGCTGATTCTAACATTGGTATACACCCACAAGATCCATATGGTTCAATTACAAAAGCACTAAGCGTTGCTGTAAGTGGAGATATGATTTACATAAATGCTGGTACATATACAGAAGCTTTTCCAATGACTGTACCGGTTGGTGTAACAGTTAGAGGTGCTAGTTTAAGAAGTGTAACAATAAAACCAACAACAGCAACAAACACCAAAGATGCATTTTTAATGAACGGAGAAAGCACAGTTGAAGATGTAACCATAATGGATTTTTACAGTGGTTATGATAGATTCACTGTAGCATCAGGAGGAGGCTCAACCGGAAGTGTCGTAGTTAATTTAGCGACAGCACCACAAGCACATGCATATGTAAGTGGCGGTGTTCTTAATGATACTGCTTTTTCAAGCGAAGTTACTGCAACAGGAGCAACATATAATAACGCTACAGGACAATTAACTATAACTTACAGTGGTACGGTTCCTACATCTGGAACCGATATTATGTTAAAAGGATTTGTGTTTAGCTGTAGTGGAACAAATAAAACTTATCCTAACAACGGTTATGCATTTAGATTTGCAACAGGTTATACAGTTACATCACGTTCACCATATATTAGAAATATTACAGTAATAACTAAAGGCAGAACTACAAGTGCAAGTGATCCAAGAGGTTATTTTAGTGGAGATGCAGGCAAGGGTGCATTAGTTGATGGATCTTATGCAGAAAGTGCTTCTAAAGAAGCTAGTATGTTATTCCATTCTGTTACTTTTATTACACCAGGTGTTAATGCATTGTCATGTACAAATGGTGCTAGAGTTGAGTGGTTAAACTGTTTTACGTATTTTGCAAAAAGAAGCATATATGCATTTGACAGCGGTATAGGAAAAAAATCTGACGGAAAAACTAGAATTAGATTAGGCGGAGTGTCAGGAACATTTGCCGCAGGAAATACAGTTACATTTACATCAGCAGATGCTTCGACTGTAGTTGCAGTTACAGCAGAAAGTGTTGACGGTGATGTTATAATTGTTGATGGCAAGGATACTAATTTAATCGGATTTGATGCAACACCGCAAACTATTAGCAACGGAAGCGGTGCGACTGCTACTAGCATATTAAATGTAGACGTAAAAGACTTTGGTGCTGAAATTAGAACTATTGCTTCTGCATCAGTTTACGGTGAGCAAGGAATAGTCGGTGATGGCCCGGGCGTTCTTGTATATGCAATAGGACATAATGTTGCATACGTAGGATCAAATGAGCAAGTTACTAATGACCCTACACTGACAGTACAGGGCAACGAAGTTCTAGCATCAAACGATGCAAAAATTAGATTTAGTAGTGTAGATCATAAAGGTGACTTTAGAGTTGGAGACTTGTTTCATGTAAATCAAGAAACAGGCGCTGTAAATTTTTCAGCTAACACATTAAACATAGATCTAACATCTGGTGCAACATTTACAGATGGATCTAACACCACGTTTATTAACGGATCTAGGATTGATACAGGAAATTTAAGATTAACCGGAAACACACTATCAACTACAGCAGGCGATTTACAATTAGATGCGGCATCTGGGCAAATAGTTTTACAGGACAATGTACAGATACAAGGGTCGTTAGATGTTACAGGTAACGTAACTATAGGCGGTGACATTCAATTAGGCGATACTTCATCTGTAGACATTGCTATTATTGCAAGGATAAATTCATCTTTGATACCTAACACTACTAGCATACATAGTTTAGGAGATACTTCATTAAGATGGAATAATTTACATATAGACGAAATGCAAGTTGATGACATCAATATCAACACAAATAGAATTACAACCACAAACTCAAATGCAAACTTAGAACTACTTGCTAACGGAACCGGTAAAGTAACTGTACCAAACAACACATTAGAAATAACAAATGATTTAATTGTTAACGGTACATCAACATTTCAAGCTGTAAATATTAATGGTAATACATCTATAAATGGAAGTGTTACGCAAACAGGAAACACAGTTATAAACGGCAATACAACTGTTAACGGAACACTATCAACCAATGCTAATGTGCAACTTGAAGATATTCTAATCTCAGGTAACTTTATTACAACAACAAACAGTAATTCTCCATTAGAATTAAAAGCAAGTGGAACAGGAGTTATAGGAATTCCTTCTAACAACGTTGTTATTAGTAACAACTTACAAGTTAACGGAACTATTACAGCAAATAATTTTCAGACAACTTCTACAATTACAGGTAGTGAATTTGCCACAGACGATATTTTAATTAAAGACAACTATATCACAACAACAACATCTAACAGTGATTTAGATTTAAGAGCATCCGGTACAGGCAGTATTGTAATAGAAGACTTATCAATAAATGGTAGCACAATCAGTTCTGATACTACTATTACTTTGTCACCGGCTGGAGAAAGTATTATAATCAACGGTACAGGTTCCTTAACACTAGCAAAAGGAACTACTGCTCAAAGAGATAATAGTGCAGGTGCAGGACAAGTAAGATACAATACTGATCTAAATAAGTTTGAAGGGTATGATGGATCAAACTGGCTTGGTTTGACAGGCTTACAGGATTTAGATGGTAATACTAAGATTACACCTGAACTTACCCCAGGCGCTAATGATAATATTATAAGATTTTATGTAGGTGGCTCAGTAGTTGGAACTATTGATAGCACCAAGTTTGAAGTGCCACAACTGCAAGTTGACGATATTAATATTAACGGAAATGTGATAAGTACTACTACTACAGATACAGATCTTCAGTTTTCTGCAAATGGCACAGGCCAGGTGAAATTTGAAAATTTTGGTATAAGTGGCGGAACTATTACAAATACAGTAACAGATAGTTTAACTACTTTCCAAAATACAGGCACAGGATATGTGCAATTTCAAGGAACTTTAGGAGTTGTTTTACCTGTAGGAGATACAGGCTCAAGAGGAGCCAACGCAACAGGAATGATAAGGTATAATACTGATGATACAAGAGTTGAACTTTATGATGGAACTAGTTGGACGAGTGTGGCAGGTAGTGCAGGTGGTATTAACTTTGGACAAGCAAAAGAGTTAGCAATAGAAATGGCTTTGATAGCAGGATAAAAAATGGCAGTACAAGTAAAAAATAGTGTGATAAAAAATATAGGAACAGTTCCAGTAATTGTTTCAGAAACCGATGCTAGTAAGCGTCAAACCATACTAGGACTAAGTATTACAAACTTAACAGATGGTTTTTTGTATATAGATGTGTTAGTAGACGACGACACTTCTGTATCAGGTTATTATTTAAAACAAGCATTACTAGCAGAAGGATCAAGTTTAAGAGCAGTTTCAACAGGTGAAAAATTAGTTTTAGGAATTAACAATAAACTTAAAGTTAAGGCAAGTGCAGATGATGCTGTTGATGTAATTGTAAGTTTTGTGGAGACAACATAATGAGTTATTATATAGGTACAGGTCCAGCAGACGTAATTAATAGTTTTATTAAAAGATATTTTTATGGAATGCGTAGGAATGATAACGGAGAACTATTTTTGTTAAAGTCAGATCAGCAAAAAGGTGGAGATGATGCTATTACAATAAACGAAGTTGGTGATGCATCAGGAAACTTTCCAGATTTTGAAGAAGGTATTAATTACTTAGATGGTATTAATGAAACACACGATATTGTGTATGAAAATTTAAGATATCAGCAGTTAAAGTGGGACAATAGGTCTTTGCTTTACTATGTTGATAGTGAAGGATATTTGGTATTAAAAGTTAGCGAAAAGCACACTTATCCTGCAGATACATCGGCGCCAGGATACTAAGGAGATATGAATGTCAGAGTTTAAACTAGAACGATTTAAGTATAACTGGAAAGGCGTCTGGTCAAACGGTAATGCTTATAATCGTGACGATGTAGTTAATGTAGGTGGTAAAACTTATGTATGTCTAGTTACACATACATCTAGTGCAGACTTTAATACAGATTTAGATGCTACAGTTCCTGGAAGTAGTCCTCCTATTCCACAACCTAAATGGGTTTTGCAAACAGACGGACGAAGATGGATAGGAAATTGGACAACAAGCACACAGTATCAAGAAGGTGATATTGTTACTTTTGACGGTACTGTATATTTTTGTAACAACGGACACTTGTCTACAACATTCCAAACAAATTCTTCAGACTGGACAGAAATAGCAAAAGGAATACAATTTCAAACAGATTGGACTACTGCTACAGGATATGGTGTAGGTGCTATTGTAAAATATAGCGGAATGGTTTATAAGTGTATAGTACCTCATACTTCACAAACATATTTAGAAGATGATCTATCAAGTTGGCAAATATTCCATGATGGAATATTTTTTGCTGGTAGTTGGACAACAGCTACAACTTATAGAAAAAACGATTTAGTAAAATTTGGAGGCTCTATTTTTAGAGTAAAGACAACACATATTACTACTACCCAGTTTGATCAAAATTTATATGATATAGAATTGCCAGGTTTTAATGATGTACAAGAATATAGCGGTGCAACAGATTACGCTACAGGTGATATGGTTCGGTACGGTGGAGACATATACTATGTAACAAATCCAATTAGAGGAATAGAACCAACAAACACTGGATTTGATAGCGTAGTGTATTTTACAAAAATGCTTTACGCTTACAACTTTAGAGGCGATTGGAACATAGACAGCGATTATGCACCGGGCGACCTTGTAAGAAGAGGCGGAGAATTATATAAAGCTCTTGTAACAATTAAGCGAGAAGACGACAGCACAGATGCTGTTTTAACTGATTATACAGATACAACAAAATGGGAACTAATGGTTCCTGGAGATAAATTTGCAAATTATTGGAATTACTCTTCAATAAGCTATTCAAAAGGCGAAGTTGTTACATACTTTGGTATGTTGTATGAGTGTACATTCCCACATACTTCTTCAGCAATTAATTTTCCTGGAAATGGAAGCGGATATACTTTCTGGACACTATTAGGAATGACTACAGGAAGTTTTGGATTAAACGCTCCTGGAGATATTTTAACATTTGACAAGCTAGTTGATGGAAGTAGTATGGGTCCAACTAACGTTCCGATCGGTACATATAATCAAGTTCTTTCTATTAAAGACGAATTAACTACAGATCCAGATTTATATTATAGAGATTTATTTACAACTGAAGTTACAGTAGTATACGTTTCTCCAAGTGGAGTAGATGATTACAGTACAACCGGCGGCATAACAAGAGGTATCGATATGAGATATCCTTTCAAAACTATTAGATTTGCATGCCAATACGTTGAAGATAATATTACAGGACCATGTAAGGTTGCAGTATCAACAGGAAGATATATAGAAACTTGTCCTATTGTAGTACCTAGATATACAGTGGTAATGGGTGACGAACTACGTTCTGTGACTGTTGTTGCAAACAGTCCCGTAACTGAATATACAGGAGATACCTCGACAACATTTTCTTACTTAACTAGGTTTAATAATATTATAAACGATTTGCTTTTGAATCAAGATATAACAGTAACTACAGGTAACACAGTAGCACAAGATAAAACACAAACTGCAAGTACAGCAGACGTAACATCTATATTTGGCAGTTTAGTTGCAGATATTACCGAATATCTTAGTTACGCTATACTAAGTACCTCTACTACTCCAACAGTAACAGGAACAAATACATTAACAAGTGAAATTGCTAGAATTAGAGCAAGTGAGATACTAAGACTTAATACAAAGTTTTTACAAGCAGAAGCGATAGCATATATTAAAGATACTGATCCAAGTTATGCATTTACAGAATCAAGAATAGAAGCTGATGTTAATCAGTTTATTAGAGGAATAAGATACGACTTACGTTATCCGGGAAATTATGCTACAATTCAATCTGCCAGATATTACGTCAACCAGACAAACGGTTCACAACTAGAAGACATGTTTTATTTGAGAGACATAACAGGATTACGCAACTGTACTATAGAAGGATTATCAGGAACACTATCACCAGCAGGAACAGCGTTAATATTACAAAGACCAACAGGTGGATCGTTCTGTAGTTTGGATCCAGGATGGGGTCCAGCTGATGACAGAACTTGGATTGCTACAAGATCACCATATATACAAGGTGTAACAACAATTGGTACTGGATGTACAGGACAAAAAATCGACGGTGCTCTGCATAACGGTGGTAACAAGTCGATGGTATCAAACGACTTTACACAAGTTTTAAGTGACGGAATCGGAGCTCATATTACTAACAACGGTAGAGCAGAACTTGTGTCTGTGTTTACTTATTACTGTCATTTAGGCTACCTTGCAGACACAGGTGGAAAGATAAGAGCTACAAATGGTAATAACTCATACGGAAATTATGGATCTGTAGCAATAGGAATTGATTCAACAGAAACACCTAAAAGTGCAACTGTAGATAATAGAAATAATGAAGCAGAAGTTGCATTTGCATTTGCGGGAGAAGTAACCGATAAGATACTTGCATTTGAATATAAACATTGCGGAGAAAATTATTCAACTGCAACAGCCAATGTAATTGGTTCTGGTAACTTTGTAAATGCTTCTTTTGACGATACTAGAGACAATTCAGTATTTGAAGCAAGATTGATACAACCACAAGATAGTACTAATATAGGTGGAGCAAATTATACTAATGTAGGTAACAATGCACAAACAGGAAATGGTTTACAGATTACACTAGCAAGTAATGATTCGGCTGTCACAGCAGATTACATAGGCCAGCTTATAGTTTTAACTTCTGGTGTAGGTACAGGACAATATGGTTATATACAAGCGTATAACGATACAACTAAAGTTGCAACAATATATAAACATTCAGATAATACTGCTGGCTGGGATCATATCATTCCTGGAATGGAAATATCAGCTTCATTACAGACAAATACACAATATAGAATACAACCAAGAATAACAGTATCTGAACCACCATTTGATGTTGCTACTAGAACATTACCTAACTTAATGCCTACCTCACCTAAAGAATGGGCAGATGCATGTTGGGGAGAAACTAGAGAACAATATGATAACAACGTAATGAGTACAGGTACAGGAACAACTATAGATATAACTCCTGCTCCAGCTGTTATTAGGATAATTAAAACAGGAGCCACATATACAGCAGTATTACAAAGTACTGGAGTTGGTTACGCAGTTGGTGACACTACTACTATTGCTGGAACTGCATTAGGCGGAACTAGTCCTACAAACGATTGTATAATAAGAGTTGCATCTGTGTCTGATGACAGTACAAACAGTATTGTAACTGTTACTGTACAAGGAAGCGGCTTTGCAGGAAGATTCCTTGCAGTAGCTGAGGGAGATTATAGTGCTTACTCAGATGATGGTACAGCATGGAGTGAAATATTTACTGCATCAACACAAACGTGGAAGTCTATTGCACACGGCGGCACAACGTTCGTTGCAATATCAAACACAGTAACTGATGTTATAAATTATAGTAGAACAGGAAAAACATGGGCTGTTACAACATTACCTTCTTCAGCACCACTAAAAGATATACAATATGCTAATGGACAGTTTGTGATAGTGTGCGAAGATGATAATAGAGTATTTTATAGTGCTAACGGAACTACGTGGTCTCAAAGCAGTATTCCAGCAAGTACATCAGATGACTTATCATCGTCTTCCAAGCAGTGGCAAGGTGTAACTTTTGGTTATGGTAAATGGACTGCAATATCTGGAAGTGATAGAGCTATTGCTACATCGACCGATGCAATTACGTGGACAGTTACAGAAGATAAACTGCCAACACCTGGCGGAGCGTATGACTGGTGTAACTTAACCTTTGGTAATGGAAGATTTGTAGCAGTATCAAAAAATACTGGTCAAGCAATATACTGTATCGGAGATCCTGTTACTGAAACATGGCAGACATCTAACATGCCAAACCTAGATGATTCAACACATATGAATTGGAATAGAGTACGATATGGAAACGGAGTATTTTTTGCTGTGTGTGATACTGGAAACAGAATTATAGCAGGAGACGCAACAACTGGTCCAACTACAATAGCGGCATCGTCACCTGATGGATATACATGGACTAAAAGAGATCTAACTTTTTCAAACAAGTATAGTTCTTGTGTTTACAGCAAATATACTAAAAACTGGCTAGTTTTAGCAAAAGGCGGTAATACTGCATTAGCAATAAACCAAGGAGCAAAAGCAAAAATTATAGCAAATATTTCAACTGGAGTTATTGGCTACTTTAAAATTTGGGATCCTGGTTCAGGATATACTAGTACACCAACTATAACTATCTTTGATAACAAAGGAACTACAGATGCACAAGTAGAAATGAGAATAGGCGACGGCGTACTTGCACAACCGACCTTTATAAACAGAGGTATAGGTTATAGAACTAGTACGACAATCGTTACTATTACAGGCGACGGATATGCAGATAAAATACCATCTAATTCAACCGACTTAACTGTTGTTGGATTATCAGGAGCGTATCCAGGACCAGGAGCACAAATAAAAATTACTGGAGTAATGAATACTGATACAACTGAAGATTTAACAGATTTAAGAGAGTTTACGGCAGTGAAAATAACAGAGTTAGGAGATGATGGGTCTGGCAATGGAACTAAAAGAGCATTATTTAGGATATCACCAAAGTTAGAAAACTCAGATAATTTAGCTCACGGAACAACAGTTTCAATTAGAGAACAATATAGTCAGTGTAGAATTTCTGGACATGACTATCTTGATATAGGCAGTGGTAACTTTACACAAACAAATTATCCAGAACTTTATGTTGCTGGAAATGTTTTTGATGTTTATCCAGAAAACGAAACTTTTGAAGAAGACGGTGGAAGGGTGTTTTATACATCAACAGACCAAGATGGTAACTTTAGAGCAGGTGAATTGTTCAGTGTTGAACAAGGAACCGGTATTGTAACAATTAGTGCTGATTTCTTTGACCTAGACGGGCTTTCTGAATTAGCACTCGGCGGCGTTAGATTGGGCGGTAGTGGTACTGTAGTTAGAGAATTTTCTACAGATCCATTGTTTATTGAAGATTCTAATAATATTGTGCCCACGCAAAAAGCAGTCGTAACTTTCTTAGCAACACGGTTGTCAGAAGGTGGATCAGAAATTGAAACTAATGACTTAACAGCAGGTTTAGTTAAAATAGGCGGAGAATTTAATATTATTTCACACAATGGTGATGCAGGAGCTGTAAGTGGTACTGTGCCAGGAACAGCGTTTGAAATACAATTTCCAAAAACTACAAATTTTGCAGGACAATATGCAGGAGTTACTGGAATGCCACTCGCAATGCGACTATTTTTGAAGGAAGATTAAGTATGTTGTTTTTCGATATTGATAAATATTACAGTTGGAGCAATTAAATGGCAGAATTTAAATTAGGTAGAATTAGATTTGTTTGGAAAGATGCGTGGGTAACTGGCACATCTTATTACAGAGATGATGTTGTACGTTTTGGAGGCAGGGTATACATTTGTGTAGCAGGCCACACAGCGGCGGCAAACTTTTTTACAGACTTAGATATTTCACCATCAAAATGGAATCTAGTAAGTGATGGTCAATCATGGAAGGGCGATTGGGCAATAAGCACTTCTTACATTTATAATGATATTGTAAAATATGGTGCAAATCTTTATATAGCAAAAGCAGTACACACTTCAAACTCTTCTGCAACTGCTGGATTAGAAGCAGACATAGCTAACTGGGATTTGTTTGGTGCAGGACTTGACTGGAAGGGTGCTTGGTCTACTAGTACAAGGTACAAAGCAAATGATTTAGTAAGATATGGAGGCCAAACATATGTATGTAATACTGCACATACCTCAAACGCTTCTGCATCAAGTGGATTAGAAGCCGACCAATCAAAATGGGATTCTTTCAATCCTGGTATTGAATACAAAACTGAGTGGGCAACAAGCGTAAGATATAAAGTAAACGATGTTGTTAAATATGGCGGCGGACTTTACATTGCTACATCTGCACATACGTCAACTACATTTGCTTCAGATAGCGGTAACTGGAGTGAGTTTGTAGAAGGTATACAATTTGAAAATGTTTGGGCACCTGGAGGAATATATCAAAAAGGTGATATAGTAAGATGGGGCGGATATCAGTATCTTGCGTTAAGACAGAACACAGACGTTAAACCTACATCAAGTACAGCTGACTGGCAAGTATTTTCAAAAGGAATGAATTTTAGAGGAATATGGGGCGATGACTCTTCCTCACAGGATTATTTAACTGGTGATGTTGTGTCTGTAGGCGGACATACTTATATGGCCAAAGCAGATAGTAACAATAAAGAACCAGGATATGCAGGCGACTGGGCAACATATTGGGATAGATTAAATTACGGATTTAAGTGGAGAGGCCAGTGGATGGACGATGCTTATTACGTAATAGGTGATGTAATAAGATTTGGAGCCAATGCTTATGTTTGTGTTAAATCACATGTATCTGAAGGTGACGATTACTCAACTGAAACTAGGACAGGAGCAGGTGGAGGAGCACAAAATTCAAAACCAGATTTAGATACTTCGGGAACTTTTTGGAACCTGTTAGTTACAGGATCAGAAACTAGTGTTCTTACAACTACAGGCGACTTAGTTTACTATGGCGGAGCAGGACCTACTAGATTGCCAATTGGTACTGACGGACAAGTGCTTCGAGTTTCAAATAGTGGAATACCTGAATGGACATACTTTGGAGAAAACCCAGATGTTTATTATGTGTCACCAGCAGGAGTTGATGCAAAAGCTCCAGTTAGAGGTACAACAATAGAGTCTCCGTTTAAAACAATTAGATTTGCTTGTATGCAGATTGAAAATGGTACTAAGCATCCAGAAGCAAGAAGACTTTTAGAATTAAACAGAATTTTTATACAAAGAGAAATTGTAGAATGGGTAGAATATCAAGTAGCTAATACTATTTCTCCATTTACAGGTTCTTACAAATACGAACAAACAAAATGTGAAAGAGATATGGGGTATATAGTTGATGCAATTATATACGATCTGTGTCACGGCGGAAATGTTAAAAGTAGAGAATCAGCATTAGAATATACTGACAATGCTCCTAACTTTTATTTACAAGGACAAAAAGAAGAAACGGTTGCCGCTATTAATTATGGATTAACAGTAATAGGTAATGTGTTAGCACAAACAGATCCTTCAGTAAATTATCAAACAACAAACGGTGACAATTCAACAGCTATAGTGGTACAATATAAGCAGACTTCATTGATAGCAGAAGGCACTAGTACTGCACTTGGTATAGATGCTAATATTAAAATTATTACAGATGCTATTACAGCAGGCGTTAATACAAACGTTCCAGCAAGGATTGAAAAAAATACACTTGTTAGGGTAGCAACTGGATCTTATAAAGAAGTATTACCTATCAGAGTACCAGCACTTTGCTGTGTAATGGGTGACGAACTTCGTGCAGTTAGCGTTAGTCCGCAATCAAAAGCAGACTCTATTGCAACTGAAAAAGTTGACGCAAAGTGGAGTTTAAAAGCAATTGATAGATTATCAGAAGTTGTAGGACATGTAGTTTCTGGAGCAGGTATAACCGGAACAAAAGCTACAATGACAAACACACAAGATGTTACATGGCCTATTGGAGATCACAAGGAAAAGAAATCTGCAGAATTATTAGGTAGAGTTATAAAACGTAACATAGACAAAGGCGTTCAGACAATGGTTGAGGCCATTTACACTCCTGCGTATGATATGGGAACTCCAGCAAAGGGTTATGCTAGAAACAATATATTATTAAACAAAGAATTTTTACAAGAAGAAATTATTTCTTATATTGCTATTAACTATACAACTATAAAATATAGCAGAACAAAATGTAGAAGAGATGTTTGCTACATACTAGATGCATTGGCATATGATTTAACTTATGGCGGAAACTGGCAGATGCAGAATGCAGGTTTAGCATATTGGAGTGGTACAAATGTTTTATCACAAAACTTAACAGAAAAAACTGCTACACTAGGTGCATATGGCTACTTAAAAACAATTTTACAAACAGTAGGACAAAACTTTACACTAAGTCCTGTACTAAATTCTTTATACACTCAAAAAACAGGATCAAATAACAGTACGTCAGGCGTAGCAAGTACTATTAATACTTTGATGCAAGGTATAATTGATATTATTAATAACGGTCCAACAGCCGCAAGTATTACATACCCTGATATATCAGGTGTAAACTCTGCATTAATAGATGCTGGTAATAGCCTAAGAGAATCTGTTGTAGAAATTTCAGAAGATGCTATAGACTTTGTTAGTGAAAACTTTGGAGTCTATAAACACAAAAGTTTCTATTGCAGAAGAGATATTAGAAAAATTGTTAAAGATTTAAAATATGATGTAGCAATGGGTACAAATTTTAATGCTGTATATACAGGTATTTCTTATAAAAGAGGAAATGCACAGTATACACAATCTACACAAAAGACACAAACTATTGCTGGAATAAACAAAGCAAGAGATTTATTAAAAGTTTCTGTAACAACTGATGGATCCAGTGCAACTGGGTCAAGTAATGCTTCAACTAGAATTACTACAGCATTTGACGAAGTAACAAATATTATTGAAAGTGGTGTATTATCAAATACTAAACCAGGAGACGGTGTAGCCGATGCATTAACATTACCAAGTCCTGCAGGTGTTGCACAAGACAAAGTTGATGCTAAAAACTTGTTAATAGGAAACAAAGCATTTATAGTAGCAGACGTGAATGCTTGGGTAACAGTAAATCATGGAAGTCATTCTCATACTGTTGCAAAGTGTACTAGAGATACAGAATACCTAATTGATGCGTTAGCATATGACGTACTTTATGGTGGTAATCAAGCGGCTTCAAGAATTGCAGATAGTTTTATAGATGACGACTTAATTCTTACATACGGTGTAGACGGAAGCGGAACAGCCGTTGTAAGAGGTGCATATACACACATGAAGTCTATCTTAGACGACATTGTTACAGAAAGTGCAATTACAAAACAAACAGGAAATAGTGAAACACAGGTAACTTATGGAGCGGCGGCTACAGGAACTGAAGCGACTTCTGTACAAGCAGGTGTTGATCTTACACTTGATGTTTTACAAACTAGAACGCCTACAGGTGCAACTTATAATCCATTGACAGGTGACATGATTGTAACTATTGGCGCTCATAATTTAGAAGTAGGTGGTGAAGTAAGAATTGCTGACAACGCAATTAGATTTACTTGTGCAATGGACAGTCATGCAACAAATCATGATTATCCAAGATCTACAGATCCAGCACATAAGAAAAGATTAAGAATTACAGCAGAAACAGCTACAACAATTACTGTTAATGTTGGCCAATCTCAAAATACATCAGCACACTTATTTGTAAGTGGTGTTGCAGATAGCATACTAGTATTACAAGCTAAACCTATTACATACCCTGCAATTAATTGGGCAGATTCTGAATACCAAACTGCATTTGCTAATATAGAGAGTGATTTAGAAGAAACTATTAGAGGTGTTGTACAATACATTAGTGATACATACCAAAAGCTAGTATACAATCATGCAAAGTGTACTAGAGATTTAAAATACATAGTGGATGCGTGTAGATATGATTTCATGTTAGGTACTAACATGGCCAGTATGTTTGCGGCATATGCATACCTACGAAATACTGCATCTAAAAAAACTATAGGAAGTCAAAAAGATTTTTCATTAGCGGCTTTAGAGTTTGAAAGAAAAGCGGCACTGAAAAAAGTAAACTTTAATGCAACTGCGGTGTCAGGAATTAACTTTACTTGGGAATGGATGTCTGACATAATATTTGGTGCAAGTAACGAAGCAAACAATAAACAAATTTCAGAACTAAACAATTTTGCGGCACAGAGAATGCTAGAACTTAACAAAGAATTTTTAGTTGAAGAAGCAACTAGTTATGTTGATACTCACTTTAAATCAACAGTTGAGTCTACAAACGTTACAAGTTCACAGATTAGTGTTGGTAGAAACTTTACTCCTAATGCAGTAACTTATAATGCTACTACTGGTATAATGGTATTGACATTTGCTACAGGACACGGACTTACTACTAACGATCATGTAAAAATTAAAAAAGATAGCTTAGTATTTACTTGCTCATTTGACGGACATAGTAGTAATCACCCATATCCAAGAGTTTCGGATATGGCACATGATACACTATTAAGAGTAAGAGCTGTAACACCATTTACAATTACAGTAGACGTTGGATCATCGCCAGTTGGACAAAGATATACGCATACTTTTGTAAGTTCTACTGCAAATTCTGTAATGACTCAAAATGCAACTTGGTTAGAAGAACATCTTGCAGTTAAATTCTTAGACGAAGGAGACTCTAGTACTTCTGTATCAGATTTAGGATTAGTTGCAGGAACAACTTATTATGTTAAAGAAGTTGTAAATGATAATGAGTTTACAGTTTCAGAAACACCTGGCGGTACTAAGAAAACAATTTTAGAAAGTCAATCAAATTGTACTGTGCAACCGATATATGATCATCAATTTACAACAGCGTGTGCTAGAGACGTTAGAGAAATTGTAGAGGGCATGAAATGGGATCTAGTTTATCCTAAAGATTATACTAGACCATATACATGTTCTTTCTCACATGATGTTGAACTTGTATTACCAGCAAACTACAGATCAAAATTTGGAGCTAGATATTACATTAATGCTGTAATGGGTTCACAAGAAGAAGATATGTACTACTTAAGAAACGCAACAGGATTAAGATTACAATCATTAAAAGACTTAAACGGCGACTTGTTGCCAGCAAACGCATATGGTACTAGCAGAGTTAGTGCAGGTGCTTATGCATCACTTGATCCAGGTTGGGGACCAGATGATAAGAGAGTATGGATTACTGAAAGATCACCGTATGTACAAAACGTAACTACATTTGGTAATGCGGCAATAGGTCAAAAGATTGATGGTGCATTACACAACGGTGGTAACGATTCAATCGTGTCCAACGACTTTACACAAGTTATATCAGATGGTATAGGTGCTTGGATTACTAATAATGGTAGAGCTGAGCTTGTGTCTGTGTTTACTTACTATTCACACATTGGTTACTTAGCTGAAGCAGGCGGTAGAATACGTGCAACAAACGGTAACAACTCATACGGAACATTTGGATCTGTTGCAGAAGGTGTAGACAACACTGAAATAGCTGTAACAGGAATCGTTGATAACAAATTCCAATTTAAAGCAACATCAAGTAAAGTTGAAACAGATGGAAATCAGCCAATAACAATCGAATATGATCATGCAGGTAATGATTATACCGAATCAAGTATTGGAATATTTGGTTCTGGTAACGGTGCAAAAACTGAAGCAGACGAATTTAGAGATAATGCTGTAAACAGAATTAGAATTTTAGACCTAGACGATTCAAGTGGAGATTTAGGTGGTAGCGGATATATCATTACTACAAATACTGCACAAACAGGTACAACAACAAGCATAACCATAGCGGCAACTGATGGTAGATCAGATAGTGCATACGTAGGAATGAGAGTTGTTATTACAGGTGGACAAGGTGTAGGACAGTATGGTAAAATTAGCACATATAACAGTGGTGCTAAATTAGCGGCTGTTCTTAAAAATGATGGTACAGCAGGTTGGGAACATTTAAATCCAGGAACAACTCTAGTTGCTCCTAATGCAACTTCAATTTACTTGATAGAACCATGCATAGAATTTACTGCTCCACCACACAGCTCAGTTGCACAGGTATTAGGTGCAAATAGAGATACTACTGATATGGAATATTGTGAAACTGCAATTATCTATAGTAATGTTCAAGGTACAGAAACAACTACAGCTGGAACTGGTTCCAGATTTACAGTTTACAAAAACACAAGCAAATATGTTGTAACAATACAAAATGGCGGAACACAATATGCACGTGGCGATACAATAGTTATAGCAGGAACAAGTTTAGGTGGTGCAACACCAGCAAACGATTTAACATTAACTGTAACAAGTATAAACAGCACAACTGGTGCAATAACTGTAGTTGATGAAGATGGCATAGGCCTTTCAGGAGCATTCCTAGAAGTTGCAAATGCATCAGCAGATGTGCGTAAGAGTGTAGACTTTGGTGCAAACTGGACCTCTGCTACATTGCCAGGAACAGCACCTTCAGGCTCTGTCAAACTTTGTACAGGAATTTTAAATGACGGATCTTCAATAGAAAGAACAAGTGCAACTGTCGTTGTAGGACAGAAAACTGCAAACGCAAAACAAGTTTGGTATAGTGTAGATAATACTACTTGGGTTGCGGCGGCTGACTTAACAGGTGGACCTTACAATTCAGAACCACATATTTGTTTTGGTAAAAACAAATTCTTCTTAATATTTGAAGGCTCAAGACATGTTTTTGAATCAGGAGACGGCGGTGCATCTTGGACGCAGAATAGTAATGCGTTAGCTACAACTGGTTATACAGGAATAGCATATGGTGCAGAGAGAGTTGTTGCTGTAAGAGGCGGTACTACTACAGCGGCGTATTGTCCATTTAACAACGCAGACACTTGGACAACAACCACACTACCAGGAACAAGTGCATGGGTAGGTGTTGCCCACGGTAAGAATAGATTTATTACTATTGCAAGTAACGACAACAAAGCGGCCTATAGTATGGATAGAGGAGCTACTTGGATTGATGCAACAGCTCCAAGTGTAGACGGTTCTAGTATAGTTCAGTATACACATATTAAATACGGACAAGGACTGTTTATGGCTGTTGGCCCAGGCAACGCATCAGACTTAGAAGCATACAACTCAGTTTCAGTAACTGAAGATGGATTAAATTGGGAAACTAGAACAGCAGTAGCTGATCCAGATGGAGCAATTACTGGTTATCAGGCAGTAGCTTTTGGTAATCCAAATCAAACTGGTTACTGGATGGTTAAAGGTAATGGCGCCACAGAGCAACACATTGCTAGACTACAAACAGGTGTTAATACAATTGGTAGAGCTGGAGTTGCAAGTGAAAAGATATTTGAAATAAGATTAGTAGAGCCAGGCTGTGGATACGTAAGCGGTGCACCTACAATGACAATTACAGATCCTAATAACATATTTGATGTTCAAACTACAGTAAGATTAGGAAGTGGAGTTTTAGGTAATCCAACATTTACAAATAGAGGTAGTGGATATGCGGCGGCATCTGCAGAATTGTCAAGCACTGGAAACAACGGACATGCAGACTTCTTCCAAACAGGAACATTTGTTGCAGTAAGGCGACTTACTGAAAAACCAACACCAGGATCAAATGTGGTGTTTGATAGCATACCTAATCAGGTATACAAACTGGTAAACACAGTTACGTTCCTTGGCACACAAGACGGAAGTTACACAACATTCTTAAATGTTTCGCCTAACATGACACATGATTTATCACCACCACATGGCGATCCAACTACAATGAGAATTAGATATTCTCAAGTACGATTAACAGGACACGATTTCCTAGATATTGGTACAGGAGGATTTACATCAACTAATTATCCTGGAACACCAGTAATAGCACCGATTCCAGCTCAAGAAACCAATCAAAATAACGGCGGTAGGGTGTTCTTTACATCAACTGACCAAGATGGTAACTTTAGAGTTGGTGACTTGTTTAACGTTGAACAAGCAACAGGTGTTGCTACATTGAATGCAGATGCATTTAATATTGCAGGACTACAAGAACTTTCATTGGGAGAAGTTACACTAGGCGGTAACTCTGCGGCAGTCAACGAATTTAGTACAGATCAATTTATGACTGCAAATTCAGATAGTGTTGTTCCAACCCAACGTGCAGTTAAGGCATACATAGAGGCACAAATTGGTGGCGGTGGTGCGTCACTAAACGTTAATACTGTAACAGCTGGAGATATTTTTATTGGCACCAATCAGATAACCACGGTGACCGGTACTACGATAAATATCAATGCTACAGTTAACTTTAAAGGTGGAGTCGTAGGATTACCACTAGCAATTAACTATATGTTAAGATAACATTGGAGACAGAAAAATGGCAACAGGAATATTAGGATCAGCAGATTTATCACCAGCTACTGAAACTACTATATATACAGTACCTGCTACCACGTTTAGTGTTTGCTCAGTTGCAATTTGCAACAGAGGCACAAGCACAGCGGCGGTAAGGATAGCAGTAGCGGCGGCAGATACGCCGACAAATGCTGAATATATAGAGTATGACGCACAGCTTTTACCAAAAGGTGTCGTTGAAAGAACTGGAATAGTGCTGGACACAACTAAGAAAATAGTAGTAAGATCTACATTAGCGAACTGTAATGCAGTAGTTATGGGTGTAGAAACATCTACAGCTTAAGGAAAAAGGAAGTGACATGGGCAGAAAAATAAGTTTAGGTATATATCCACAAACCGACAGTACACTGACAGGACAACTGGCTGATCGACCTACAACTGCAAATGCTGGTGTTAAATTTTTTAACACAGACAGCAATCAGTTAGAAATATATAATGGATCAGGATGGCATGCTATTCACGAAACATTAAATGCGGCATTGACAAGTAGTGCAGGAGTGGATTCTAATAGAAGTTATTGGGTTGATACATCAGGTGGACCTGTTACAGCATCTTTACCTTCTTCACCAGTACAATATGATAGGATTAAGTTTGCAGATTCACATAACACTTTTGGCTCAAACGCACTTACAATAGCACGTAATGGAAAATTGATAGCAGGAACAGCAGATAACATGACTGTTGACACTCCAGGAGCGTCATTTACATTGATATTTCATGGAGACACAGCAGGTTGGAAGGTTGAAGTAATTTAAGGAATCACAATGGCTTTTAACTACGAAACTTTAAAAAAATACAAATCGGAATCATTTGTTGATTTATCTATTACAGGTACTGAAATAGAATCGCTAGGAGTAACAAGCGGAAAAATTAACGCAGGAGCAATAACTAGTGGTAAATTAGGAACTGGATCTGTTGATTTAGCCGGTAATAAAGTAGGTGGTACATTACCAACAAGCAAAGGTGGTTCAGGAACTAGTAATCCTGGAGGATTCAATGCAGGTGTCATTGTATCTAATGGTAGTAGTTGGACTTCTCAAGGACACGGATTGTATAGTATGCAAGTGTGGACTAGTAACGGTACTTGGAATAGACCAAGTGGAGTTAAATGGATTAAAGTACAAGTCCAAGGTGGCGGTGGTGGCGGTAGCGGCCACGGCGAATCAGGAGGTGCTGGAGGCTATTCAGAAGAGTATATCGATGTTTCAAGCATATCAAGTGTGTCTATTACTATAGGTGGCGGTGGTGGAGGAACATATTATTCAAGTGCTGGCGGTAATGGAGCCGCAAGTTCCTTTGGACCATACTTGTCAGCAGGATTAGGATACGGTGCAAACAGAAATAACCAACACTCAGGAGGAGTAAGTGGTTCAGGATCGGGTGGATCGCTAAATATTCATACAGGAGGTGGTGGTAATCATCACCAAAGAACAGGTTACGGAGGAATGAGTTATTTCGGTGGAAATACAGGAGCAGGACACCCACAAGGTGGTAACTTTGCACATAATCACCAAAGTCATTCTGCATACGGAAGTGGTGGCACAAGCGGTTACCACAGTGGCTTTAGAGGAGCCGACGGTAGACATGGAGTTGTAGTAGTTACAAATTTTAGGTAAAAAAAATGGCATTTAATTATCAAACACTTAAAAAAGTTAAATCAGAGTCAATTGTTGACGGAGAAATTAAAGAAGCAGACCTTGCTAACTTAACTGTAACGGCTGTAGATATTAATGATGGAGCAGTAACATCTGATAAGTTTGATGCAGGTGCTGTGAGTATGACAGGGTCTGTAGTATCAGGTACTTTGCCAGTAAGTTCAGGCGGAACAGGATTAACTTCAATTGGCGGCAGTTATAATGCTTTAGGGTATAACGATAGCGGTACGGCATTACAGTATAGACCATACGGAATTAGAAGTATGCAAGTATATACAGGTAATTCAACTTGGAGCAGACCAAGTAATGTACGTTATATTAAAGTCTGTGTTGTAGGCGGCGGAGGAGGTGGCGGAGGCCACGGAGAATCCGGCGGTGGCGGCGGATACGCAGAAGAAGTATTAGACGTTACAGGAATTAGTAGCGTTTCCATTACTATAGGTGGTGGAGGTGGTGGTACTTACTATTCCGGCGGAGCCGGAAATGGAAGTACTTCATCATTTGGACCTTATCTATCAGGTGGTGGAGGTTATGGAGCAAATAGAAATAATCAACACTCAGGAGGAGTTGGAGTTAACGGATCAGGCGGAAACTTAAATGTGTACGGTGGCGGCGGACAGGCACACCACACAAGATCTTCTGTTGGAGGACCATCGTATTGGGGTGGTAATACAGCGGCAGGACACCCACAAGGTGGAAATTTTTCACATAATCACCAACAACATTCTGCACCAGGAAGCGGTGGAACTTCTGGATACTATAGTGGATTTAGAGGTGCTAATGGAAGAAACGGCATGATCGTTGTATATGAGTTTTATTAAGGATTAAGATATGGCATTTAACTATCAAACATTAAAAAAACTAACAAATAATGCAATCGTTGCTGAGCAGGTTAAAACAGCTGATATAGGAAACTTAGAAGTAAAGTCAGGAAAAATTGGAAACAATCAGGTTACATCTGCTAAAATAGGAACAGGAGCAGTTGGGTTAAACACAAATACAACATCAGGTACACTAGCAACAAGTAAAGGTGGAACTGGTATTACTTCTATTGGAAGTAGTGGTAACATGTTAAGAGTAAATTCTAGTGCTAATGGACTAGAATGGGTAAACAATTTTGGAATAGTTAGGCAAGCTGTATACACAGGTAGTACTACTTGGTATAGACAATCAGGAACTAGATACATTCACGTCCAGGTATGTGGCGGTGGTGGAGGTGGCGGAGGCCACGGAGAGTCAGGAGGAGCCGGAGGCTATTCAGAAGAAATTATTGATGTTACTGGTATATCAAACGTTTATTGTACAATAGGCGGTGGAGGTGGTGGTACTTACTATTCCGGTGGAGCCGGCAATGGAAGTAGTTCATCATTTGGTCCTTACTTGTCAGCAAGTGGCGGATATGGAGGAAACAGAAATAATCAACACTCGGGAGGCGTTAGTGGTAGCGGTTCTGGAGGAAACTTAAACATCCACACAGGTGGAGGTGGTAGTCACCATCAAAGTCACGGTCCAGGTGGGCATTCATATTGGGGTGGTAATACCGCCGCAGGACACCCACAGGGCGGAAACTTTTCACACAATCATCAACAGCATTCTGCGCCAGGCAGTGGAGGTACTGGCGGATACTTTAGTGGCTTTAGAGGAGCTAACGGTAGACAAGGAATGATCGTAATTACGGAGTATAGATAATGAAAAAAGTAATCGTAGGTGCCGCAGGGTACGTGATGCAAATTGAAGATCCAGGAGATGATTTTGAGATCTACAATGGCCCTGATGCAACGTTTCAATGGGTAGATGCACCCGACAACGTCACATTACAATGGACACTAGAATACAGTCCATCAAAAGGAGAAATGGTTTGGGTTGAAAGAGATGAACCACATCCTGACAGCGAAATGCAAAGAAAAGTTGCATACGGAGACGTAGGCGCACAATTAGATATGTTATATCACGATATAAAAGCGAATAACATGGCAAACGGTAGCTGGATGAATCATATAGACTTGATTAAATCAAGCATACCTGCACCAGTCAAGACAACCGGGGAAGATCTTTCACCTGAAGAGCAAAGAGCATATGATGAAATTAGAGAACCTAGTAAAGACATGCCTTTGAAAATGTCAAGCGAACAACTACCGGCCTGGAAAAGATGTCCTGCTTGGTGGGGATATAAGAAGGGAGATAGCTAATGCCAGTTCAATTTATTCCAAAAAGTCCAGTTGTGTGTGAGAATTATTCTACAGGAAAGATCTTTGAAGATTGTACATTGGTTAGTTTTGAAAAAAAAGTTAAGATGTCTATAACTATTCCAAGAGGAGTAGCGGCAGGACAAACTATTACTTTACATTACGATACAGATGATCTTAATTACAAAACAACATGGAACGGTAATCTTTTTAGAGCTTCAAATCCAACATTTACAGCAGTAGAGTCCTAAACCGCTTTTATAACCTGCCTATAGCATTTTTAAGTAAATATACGAGCACTAAAAGGAATGTTTGTATATGAAAATTAAAAGAGTATGCGTAGTAGGAGGGGGGTCTAGCGGTTGGATGACTGCCGCGGCTTTGGCAAAATTGTGTCCACATCTTAACGTTACCTTAGTTGAATCACCCAATATTAAAACTGTGGGAGTTGGCGAATCTACCTTAGGACATATTAACAGATATATGAGGATGATAGGTCTTAAGGACGAAGAATGGATGCCGGCTTGTAACGCCACATATAAAAATTCTATCAGATTTACTAATTTTAGAGAAAACAACGGTTCACATTTTGAGTATCCATTTGTGAATGATTATGATTTTACGTATGCAGGTCAGCAAGAATTAACTACATGGAACGAGTTGTCTGCTTTATATCCAGAAGAATTTGGACCAAAAACGTTTGCAGAATTTCATGCATTAAGTAATACGTTACTTGCAACGCACAATAAACAAACAAATAACCAAGATGGAAAATTAAGGCACTTTAATTTTAATCATGATACAGCTTATCACATGGATGCTACAGCATTTGGAATATATTTACGTGACAAGGTATGTATTCCAGCAGGAGTAACACACATAAAGGCAAATGTTATTGCTAGAAAGCACGATGATAAAGGTAACACTCATTCTTTGTTAATTGAAGGCGATAGAGATATAGGTGCAGATTTATTTATAGATTGTTCTGGATTCAAGTCTTTTCTCTTAGAAGGCTGGCAAGGATCAATATTCCATTCTTATAAAGGTATTCTAGCAAATGATCATGCTTGGGCAGTAAGATTACCTTATAGTAATAGAATAGAACAAATGCACAATGTTACAGATTGTCATGCATTAGGAAATGGTTGGGTATGGAATATTCCATTATGGAATAGGATTGGTACTGGATATGTTTACAGTAGTAGATTTATACATAAAGAAGAAGCACTAAAAGAATTTAAAGCACATCTTAAAATTACACACAAAAACATAAATGTAGAAGAGTTAGATTACTTCCTTATACCTATTAGACATGGAAAAAGAGTTAAGGCATGGGCTGGTAATATTGTTGGTATTGGACTAAGTTATGGATTTGTTGAACCTTTAGAGTCAACAGGACTGCTAACTACACATGAAAATATCATTAATCTAACAGCAATGTTAAACATGCGTAAAGGTTACGTAACTAGAACAGAAGTAGAAGTTTTTAATAACATTACAAATCAAGCAATAGACCAATTTGCAAGATTTGTATCTAATCATTATGCATTATCAATGAGACAAGATACACCATATTGGCGCTGGGCTACACAAAAAAACGACTACGATCCAGAATTAAATGGTATTCATGTTCCAAGAGATGATTATAATTACAACAGTTTTGTAACTGTATACGGTAATCAAGCATTCAATCCACAAATGCAAGGAATGAACTTTATAATGGCTGGAATGGGTATTAGACCTGTTTCAAGTGAACATATGTTTACTGCCAAACACGGTAAACATCCAGAAGTTGAAAAACAAAGGCGAAGAGAGTTAGAAATGATAAAAAATAAATTCTTCGACGAGAAAGAAAAATATATAAAATATATTAAATCCTTACCAACACATTATGAATATTTAAAAGAAAATATATATGGTGGCGTTGATGAGCACGATGTTTGATTTTTTTAAAAAAAAGAAACCTATAGCAAGATTTTATAGTTTGCAAGAAGGAGTAGCAGATGTACATCCAGTTATTCCAACAGCGTCTGTAAAACGTCCCTGGATTAAAATACCTAGTAATCCTCATCCAAACGACGGCAGTATTGCTACGAGAAATTGTCCCGGTATAAAATTAATATTGAATGCAGGCTGGGTGCTTACAGCACCTGCAGACTTTATTATTGCAACAGACGGAGATGGTATTAATTTTAGATATGAAGAAGCTCAGCGATTCCATCTTGAACAATCTCCAGGACAAGACAAGTATATAGACTTTCATGATCAAAATCAAACTGAAAGAATTTTAGACGATCCAAGTAAAAGTTTAAAAACAGTAGTAAAAATACATACACCTTGGAGAGTAGAATTAGATGACGACTATTTACTTTTGCAAATTCCTGTGCATTATTCAAACGAAAAAAGATTCACTCCAGCAACAGGATTGATAGATCCTAGGTATGCTCATGTCCTTAATGTGCAACTATTTTGGCATGTATTAAACGGAGAAGAAGTTGTTAAAGCAGGAACACCTTTAGTACAGTACATACCAGTTCCAAGAAAAGCGTATGTTTCTTCTCATTTTAATTTTATATGTGGAGATGCAACAGACGAAGATAGAAAAATGGAAAGATCTTTTCAATATACACTAAGTTCTGTAATTTACAAGTTTGATTCATTAAAGTCACGCTTAGTTAGAGTACGTAAAGTTATAGATAAGTATCGTAGCAATAGGAGAAAAAGATGAGTGAAAAAATAATAGAAGAATTAGAAAAAGTTTCTGCCGGCATTGAAAAAGCAAAACACGAAACAGAAGAAAAATTAAAAACAGTTGAAGATAATCTTCACGACACAAAGTTAAATCCTTATGGTGTAACTACTATTGACTTTTCTGAAAGACAAGAACTAATGGAAGATGTATTAAAAATGGAAGGCACTATGATGGGTTTAAAATTAGCTATAGAAACTTGTCAAGAAAATGCTTTCTAATGGAGTATATATTAACCCCTGGGCTACCTTACTTTTTAAAACATCATACGATCTCAATTACAAGAATATAGCATCCACAGTTCAAGAGTATATTTCACAACACCCAAAAAATACTTCGCTTCTTGAAAAAGGAGAAGCATATTCAACAGTTATACATCAAACTCATCCTCCACACTTATGGCCAGAATTTAAAGATTTTTGTGCAGAACTACTAATAACACTTAAAGAAATATACGCAGAACATCGAATATTAGACAAAGAAAATTGCTTGTTACAATCCTGGATAAACACACACGGACCAGGCGGAGAAACATTAGAACATTCTCATAATCTAGTTGACTTTGTAGTTACTTGTTATTTAAATTTACCAGATAACGGTGGATTTATAGAGTTTAGAGATCCCTTAGAATATCACAAAGCAAACTCATATATTGACCCAGATACAAATCTCTGGTCACCTATTCCTTGTAAAACTAATGATATATTAATTTTTCCTGGTTGGTTAAAACATAGAGTTCAGCCTAACAAATCAGAAGAAGAAAGAGTAGTACTAACTATAAATGTAGGAACACCAAATGCAATTCAAAGTATGCAAGCCTGATGCAAATACTTTTCCAAATGTGGTAAAGTTTAAAAATGCAAAAGATATAAAATATGAATATGTAAGTCTTGATAATGATGTTGGTTACTGGATACTTGAATCTCCATTTTTAAATAATACATTTGAATTGTACAAAGAGTTAGTATCTTGTTTTCCTATATCTAAAGACAACAACAGTCCTGATAACCCCGATCCTAATCCATTTGATACTATACATATACCTGATTGGTTGCACAAAGACATTTGTTTATTACTTAGAGACTTTTACGTAAAACAGTTTCATAATGAACACTGGAGTTTAGATTATGCGTTAGGACACTTTAGAAATCCGCGTGTGTTTGAATGGGGTAACGTGTACTTTAAAAATAAAGCTAAACCTATAATAGCATATAGAATACCACATATAGATTATCCTAAAGGAATTGTTGGGAACTTATGGTTCACAAACCATGAAAAAGGAACGTCAGGAACGAAGTTCTATAAGTATATAGGTAATACATTTTCAGGGGGATATGACTTTGCAGTGGATCCTAAGCATAAACTGTATGACGAGTATCAGGACATGCTTAGACAAGGAAGAAATAATAACTGGTTTAACTTTGATGATAAAGAACTACAAAGATTTGGATTTGAATACTTAGGAATGGCCGACTGTGTTCAAAATACTATGACTGTTTATAAGTCTGACATTTGCCACTTAGCATATGTTGGAAAATCAGTAAACTTTAGATGGAGCCATACATATGCGTTTGCCCACGAATAGACTAAACTGTGATTTTTATTTTCCAACACCAATTTGGTGGAGTGATACTTCTTACGACAATACAGAACTGTTAGAACTATTTAATTTTTTAAAAGAAGATGACCCTAAAGGAGTATGGTTAAGTAACTTTGGCGGATATCAAACTAGAAATTTTATGCCCAAAGATTTTCCAGCTACAGACAAGTTTATAAAATGGATTCAATCATTTGGTACAAGCTGTTTAGAAGACTTTGGATTGAATCCGGAAAGATATAGACTAACATGTGGAAACATTTGGTTCAATGAGAATAAAGGAAGAGATATAAACCAGTTGCACATACACGGTGGATCTTTTATTGCAGGAACATACTATCTTAAAATTCCAAAAGGATCAGGTGATATAATCTTTTATAGAAACTATTTGGAAGAATTTGCACTAGCAACGATTACAGCTTCATATGATAGATACACAGCAGTAAGTGGAGTTACAGCTAGATATCCTCCAAGAGAAGGCAGAGTAGTGTTATTTCCAGCTTGGTTACAACATGGTGTTTTGCCTAGTGAATCAGAAGAGCCTAGAATTTCTTTAGCTTTTAATTTAAGGATAGAAGAAAATGTTTGATAACATCGGCCAAGTTTTCATGAACACTACTAATCTATTTTATGAAGACAAGCCGCATTTTTTTGAAAATTTACTTGTTAACGAAAGTTATAAATCTCTTGTCTCTTGGCAAGACGTTGAAGACTGTTTAAACAATCCTCATTTTTACAATTTTGAAATGATAGATCAACATAATAATAAAATTGATATACCTATGTCAGAAAAAGCATGGGAATTTGGCGGAAAATTAATACAAGATAAACAATACTTATTCAATAGATTTAACAATGGCAGTACTCTCATTATTATGAACTACGGATTTCATAATAAACCTATCTCGGAATTATTAAATAATTTAGAACAGATGTTTGATATACATGCCGCCGCTCATGTTTATTGTGGAATGCAAGACACAAAGTCTTTTACAATACATGACGACTATCCTGCTAATTTTATCTTTCAAGTAGAAGGGGAGACTGAGTGGACTTTATTTAAAAATAGAATTAGTTATCTATACAAGTCAGGGTTAATGAACGGAAAACTAAAAGAAGAAGATTTAGAAGTTGAATTAAAGGTAAATTTAAAACCAGGAGATGCATTATATATTCCCTCTAGAGCGTATCATTGTGCAAAACCTAAGGGAGAACGGATAAGCGTTAGTGTGCCTTGTTGGAATAAACTAGCAACAGACAGACCTAACACCAGCGTAGACAGAAATACATATCATATACATAGGAGAAATAATGTTTGAAACAAAAAAATTAGCAGGTATTGTTGATACAGCAACACATCAAGAATTGTGCAATTTAATCACCAGTTTAGATTTTCCTTGGTACTATTTAGAAGACACAACATTTGAACGTTCTGATAAAAAAAGTAGATCAACACCTGCATTTGCTCATTTGTTATTACATAATCAGCACAGAAGTGAGTATTTAGATAAGTTCACACCAGTGTATCAGGGTATTATAGATCAACTAGACATTGACGTTAAAAAAGTTTTTAGAATGCGTTTAGGATTTTTAATGAACACAAGGTACATTACACCGCACGAACCTTATTCATTTAACGAACCACACCAAGATGCAGAGTTCCCACATGTTACGGCATGTTATCATTTTTGGCATTCTGACGGTAGGACACATATTTTTAATGAAACAGAAAAAAGTGACAAATACACCATTCACGAAGCTTTCGAAGGCGATGTTAATAGTGCTGTTGTATTCGATGGCTTAAGATATCATGCAAGTTGTTGTCCAAAAATACATACAAAAAGAGCAGTCTTAACGGTAAACTTTACAATATGAGAAATTTTAAAGGAAAACAGAAAAAACCATTGCATCCAACTATAGTTGTAGATGATTTTTTTGAATTGCCGCAACTGGTAAGAGAATATGCTATTGGCTTAGAATATTACAAAGGGGACAGAGGATCCTGGCCTGGATTAAGATCTCCTATGATAAAAGATCTAGATCCTGACTTAGTCGAAACAATAGAAAGTAAGTTACTGAGTGCGTCTGGATTATTCCATTCTTTTACTGAATCAGATATGACTTTTCAAATTATACCTGAAAACTTTGGTAGTGGATGGGTACATGACGATGACGAATCACATGATCTTGCAGGTGTGATATATTTAAATGATCTTATTGTGCAAGGATCTGGTACAGTTATCTACAATCAACAGGGCGATGTCAATATGCAAAAATATACAGATATATTCCATCAAGATGTATGTGGTGATGATCCAGAAAAATTTAAAAATCATAGATTAGAACAACGTTCATTTTTTAAGACAACAATAACAGCTGAATCAAGATTTAACAGATGTATTATGTTTGATCCTAGACAATGGCATAGTGCAGAAAACTTTTTTGGTAAAGAACCTGTTGATGCAAGAATGACTCTAGTCTTTTTTTGTAATGGAGTATACAAATGGCAGATATAGATTTTATAAATCAAAGTTCTATCAACGCATCTACAAAAATAAATAATTTAGATTTAAAAAATAGGAAAAAATTTCCAAGATTTCCTACTAGAATAATTGAAGACTTTTTTCCTGAGCCACATCTATGGAGGCATATTGCTCTACAACAACAATATTATCCAGCAACAGTAACTACATATCCGGGACAAAGATCAACACCGTTAGCTGAAATCGACAAAGGTTTGTTTGATTCTTTTGGTGAAAGATTATTAGATTTGTTACCAATGTATAAAGGATTTTTTTACTTGAATGCATCTTTCTTTATGGTAGACGAAACATTTATAAACGGGTGGGTACATGATGACGATCCTGATACAACAATTACAGGTATTATATATCTTAATGATAATGCACCTTTAAATTCAGGAACAACATTATACGATGACAGGATGTCAGAAGAGTATGGTGAATACCATAAACTAATACAAAATGATTGTTTAAATTCTACACCAGAACAAAGACAACAAGCAACAAAGCATAGAAATAAACAACGTTCTTATTTTACTCCTAGTGTCAATATAGATAATGTCTTTAATAGATGTGTTTTGTTTGATCCCAAAACTTGGCATAGTGCAGATAACTTTTTTGGAAATAGTAAAGAAACATCAAGACTTACGCTAGTTTTTTACGCACATGCAGGAGGATAATATGACAGATGATATAATTGAAATAGAAGATGTGATAGGAAAAACATACCAAAAAACTCTTTTGGAAAGAGTTACTGATAAACAATTTCCTTGGTACTTGAACAAACATCAAGTTTCATCTGATATGTTTACATCAGATAGTGACTATAATCCTGTTGGATGGAATCATTTCTTATTTGAAGAACAAAAAATTATAAGTCCTATGTTTGATATATTTCATCCTCTAGTAATGACCATACAAGATTTAGAATTATTTCCTAACAATAGTTTAGAAAGAATGAGATTAAATTTAAATGAGCGTGTGAGAGATAACCCTCAAGAACATCATTTGCCACATATTGATTCATGGTATGAGCATTGGAATGTGATTTATTATCTAAATGACAGTTCAGGAGAAACTTATATTTTCAATGAAACAAATAAAGAGTATGATACAAATGATCAGGACTATGTAGCTAATACAAAATTTACAGTAAAACATAAAGTAACACCTAAGCAAGGAAAGATTGTTGCGTTTCCAGGCTTCTACTACCATTCTAGCAGTCCAAATAAACACACACCTTATAGGATATTATTAAATATTAACTTTGCGAGCATGAACCATGTCATGTGATTATAAAGTTTACAAATCAGAACTTATTTGTAAGCATAGTGGACAAATGATTACAGACTTATATGCTGTTCATGACTTTTTTAAAAAGTCTTTTCCTGAAAAAGATAGCACTTGGTCATATAACCTTTATAATATATTTTGTGCTACTTCTCCAAGTCCTTTATGGTATGATCTACTAGTTGAATTAAAGACATATATTAGAGAATTTATTGGACATGACAAACCTTTATGGATGCAAAGTTGGTTAAATTTTCATAAGCCAGAAGAAGTTTTAGATTGGCATAATCACGAGTGGCCATATCATGGATATATTAGTATCGATCCTAAAAATACAGAAACAGTTTTTGATAACTACAAAATAAAAAACGAATTAGGCAATATATACATTGGTCCTGGTAATAGAATGCACAAAGTAGAAGTAATAGAACCTTTCGTAACACCAAGAATGACGCTTGGTTTCGACATACATGAGGAGCCGGACTTTCCATATCAACAGTTCAGCCTAATGCCAATATGATTAACGAGATAGTATTCATGATAGTTGTAATTTTTTCTGGCTTAAATGCAGATGGTACAAAAAATATGTACGTATTTGCTAAACCTTTTTATGAAGAGGAAGTACATTGTCAAGCCGACATAACAGATCCAGCTGTTTATCCCGGATTAATTGCTAACTTAGTTAAAGATTACAAAGGAATGCCTCCAGGAACAATAGAATCAGTACAATGTGTACGGTCAGATGAAGTAATAGATGCTGTAGAAAAATCACAAGGAGTAAGCATATGAATCCAGTAATATTATGTAAACAAGTAAGCGAAGAATTGTGCAAATTTATTAGTGCCGAAATGCGGATAATGGAAGGTGTAATCCAAGAACTAGACCCTCAGTCTATACGTCAAGAACCAGAATTTGGCGATAGTTATAATGCATACTGTCCACCATGTCTTGAAGCACTAAGTTTAACAGTAAAACCAATTATAGAAAAACTTGTAGACAAAGAATTAGCACCATCTTACTCTTACGGAAGAATATATAGACCAGGAGCAAGACTTAACAAACACTTTGATAGACGCAGTAGTGAATATAGTGTTTCTATATGTTTAGAAAAAGGAAGCACACCTTGGTTTTTATGTGCAGACGGGCCTGACAGTGATAATCCATTGTGTGCAGATCTCGCTGTAGGCGATATGTTAGTTTATAGTGGAGCAAAGTTTTCTCATTGGAGAGAAGGACCATATGAGGGCGATGAACAAATCCAAGTTTTTATTCAGTATGTAGATATCAACGGTGAAAATGCTGATTTAATTTATGATGGAAGACCTAAACTAGGCCTACCTTTTGGTTATAAGAGTAATTTTGTTGAACAAGAATTACAAGATCAATTAAAATTAGGATCAGTATTAGGATCATAAGTATCGTAACAATCTTCGCCCTTCATAATTTTTGCAAGACATTCTCTATGCTTTAATGCTACTTTAGGTCTCCAGGCTTTTTCTTTTTCAAATAAATCATTCATATACGAATAATGCTTATCATAATTTTGTTTAATTAGTTTTCTATCATTATACATTCTGAGACCCCACATTACTTGAGTCCAATTTAAACATTTAAATAGCATAAAATCATTTAAAAACATGTTTAGACTTGGCATGTGTTGCTTAAATGCATCTAAGTATTCTTTGTTAAAATTAGTAAGCTCTAGGTCATTGTTTATCCAACGCCAAAATTCGCTGTCTCTACGTTCTGTGATGTAATGTATTTGTACAAATGATATAATGTTTTCAGCAACTTCCTTAAATATTTTATTGTATTGATTTTGTTGTATAGTGTCTTTTCTACTCCAATACGGAATACTAGTTAAAAATCCAAATCCTTGTTCTATTGTAGTGCCGATACTTGTTGCTTCTAGTGGCTCTACAAACATACCTGCTAATCCCATAGAAATACAATTTTTATTCCAAAACTTGTCCACATACCCTGCACTAAATTTGATTTTTTTGCCTATTTCTAATTTTTCACCATAGTGTTTAGATACCTCTGCAAATGCATTGTCGTCAGTTATAAAGTCGTCACAATATACATACCCATTACCGAATCTATCTTGGGTTGGTATACGCCAATTCCATCCGCTACTAAGGGCAGTTGATTCAGTATATGAAGGAATGTCTTCTTCATAACCTGTAGGAAATGCAATAGCACTATTCATAGGAAGATATTTTTTACAATCAATCCATTTTGTATCTAATTTACTTGCTATTATTCTTCTAAAACCACTACAATCTATAAAAAAATCTGCCTCATACTTTTGTCCCTGTTCTCCTACTAAAGATGATACAAATCCTTCGTTATCTAATATGACATCTTGTATTATATCATCTTCAAAAATGACACCTTTGTATTCTGCAAGATGATGAAAATAGCCATTTAATTTATTAGTATCAAAATGCCATTGATTTGTTTCAGTATCATATGGCGGGGTATGTTTATGTTGTTTATATGTTTCGGAAACAGAAACTTCGTTTTCATATCCCTCCCCAATAAATTTTTGAAACATGAAAT